AAAGCTCCTGTAAATCCAAAGTCGGTGGTATTGTAAGTAGCTGAATCAGCACTTGCAACGCCAGCTGGGGTATAAAGATATATGGTTTGTTTATCTTCTTCTAGATTATCCCTAGCTTTTATAGAGAATCTCATTAATTCCGTCACTTCTTCATTTAATATATTTAATGGGTATTTTAAAATACCTTCAGTGTCACCTCCTACAGGACCAGCTGATTCTTTAGTTTGGTCTTTTTCAACTGTTGTTGTAGTTTCTGCCATAGTTTTTTCCTATATAAATAGAGTTAACATTAATTTAATATATAGAATTATTTATATGAGTTACAAAGGCAGATACAAAATTACTAAACCAGAGAAATATGTTGGGGATTCTACCAATGTTGTATATCGTTCTCTCTGGGAAAGACAATCATTTAAATGGTGTGAGAACAATCCAAACGTTAAAGCATGGAATAGTGAAGAGGTAGTTATACCATACATTGCACGAGAAGATAAAAGAATGCATCGTTATTTCGTAGATCTATTAATAGAAATGAAAAATGGTGATACATTTCTAATAGAAATTAAACCTAAAAGCCAAACAAAACCCCCTAAACAACCTAAGAGAAAGACCAAAAAGTATCTTAAAGAAGTTATGACCTATGTGAAAAATCAAGATAAGTGGGAAGCAGCTGATAAGTTTGCTCAACATAAAGGTTGGAAATTTCAAGTCTGGACAGAAGATACTTTGAAAAATTTAGGCATCAAACTTCTGAAGTCCCAGGTATAAATAGATATATGGCAAGTTTATTTGATACATTACAAGCTGGAGCATATAGAGCTAATATAGTTCCTAGAACTAAGAAATCTAGGGCTTGGTTTCAAGCGCGCGTACGTGAGCTCGGGGACGTATCTAGAGCTAAAATAATGAAAGATGATCAGCTGAAAGTACGTGCTCAACCCAAGATAGGTGATATGTGTATGTATGTTTATGATCCTAAATTAAAAGCCGAATTACCATATTACGATAAATTCCCTATGTCAATAATGGTACAACCAGCACCAGGGGGATTTCATGCATTGAATTTGCATTATCTTTCTCCAGGAGTAAGAGCTTTATTTCTAGATGAATTAATGGGATTAGCGCCTAAAAAATTAGCAGAAACAACTAGACTAACAAGATTAAAATATGATCTATTAAAAGGTGCTAGTAAATATAAAGAATTTCAACCTTGTTTTAAACATTATCTTATGTCACACATTAAATCTAAAATTAATAGAGTACCAATGACTGAATGGGAAATTGCAGTATTCTTACCAGTAGATGAATTCAAAAAAGTATCTCGAGATACTGTTTGGAGATATTCTAGAAAATCTATATACGGAAAATAAAATGGCAGATGAAAAACAAGTTATCACAGAAAAAAGTCAAGTAACCTTAGACGTAAAAACTTTGGTAGGTATAATTACTGCTATATTAACTATTGCTGGTGTTTATTTTACTCTTACTGCTCAACTTGCTACTCTAAAATTAGACACAATTCGAATGCAGGATGCTGTAGAAATGAATTCTGAATTTAGAATCAAATGGCCCAGAGGTGAGTTAGGTGCTTTACCTGATGATGCAGTACAAGATTTAAACATTGAATATCTACAAGAAGAAGTTGATCAACTTCAAGAAGAATTCGATACACACGTGGAAGAACATACAGATGGCTAATTCAATAGAAGATTTAAAAGCAAGTATATCTAAACATGGTGGATTAGTACCAGCAAATAGATTTAATATAATCTTTACTCCTCCACAAATTTCTCTTATAAATTTAAACCCTACTAATTTAATAGGAAGTTTAATATCCGGATCATTCAGTGCAAAAAGTTTAATTAATGATCCAAGAGATATAACTTTATTGTGTAAAACTGCTTCTTTACCAGGGCAACAAATAGCAACTCTGGATTATCAAGCACACAAAGAAACAAGAAAAATGCCTAACGCAGCAACACAAGAAGATATATCTACAGTTTTTTACGTTACCAGCGACATGTATATTAAGACAATGTTCGATGGCTGGTTAGACGCTATATTCGACAGAAAAAATTATCACGTCGGATTTAAAGATGAATTCAGTACTGATGTAACTATACAGCAGTTGAATAAAGAAAATAGACCTGTTTATGGGGTAAGATTGCGAAATGCATTTCCTACTTCTGTAGGAGGTCTTGGCCTGGATCATAGTAGTGAAAATACTATGCAGGAGTTAACGGTTAGCTGGTCCTATGATAAATGGGTACCAGAGAATGCGATAACATCGACTCTTGGTGGTGGACTAAGAGCGATTAAAAATTTAATTTCATAATAATTGGAGAATAAAATTATGGCTTTACCAAAACTTGATGTGCCTCGTTATCCGGTGACAATTCCGTCAACGGGAGAGGAATACATTATGAGACCTTATTTAGTTAAGGAAGAAAAGGTCTTATTGTTAGCTATGGAATCTCAGGATCCCAAACAAATAGCATTAGCAATAAGAAATTTAATAAGTAATTGCATTGAAGGTGAAATTAATATTGATTCTCTTGCAGGGTTTGATATTGAAAAACTTTTCTTAGAATTGAGAGGAATCTCAGTTGGAGAAAAGATTCAATTACAAACTAAATGCCAAGCTGAGGAGTGTGAACACCCTAATGGCGTTGAGATCGATATTAAAGATATTCAATTAAAGGATTATAATCCAGATGACTCAATAATTAAGCTTTCAGAAGATGTTGGCGTAACTATGAGATACCCAACCATTGATTTATTAAATGATATGGAAGGTGATTTGGATTCATTAGATACTTTAATGAATATTGTAACATCATGTATTAATACTATTTTTGATAATGAAAATATTTACGATTGTAAAAAAGAAAATATTAAAGAAGTTCAAGACTTTGTTGATAATTTAACTTCTGATCAATTTAAATTGATAAGTAGTTTCTTTCAAAATACTCCGGTATTAGAATACGACTTAAGATTTAATTGTGAAAAATGTGAGCACGAAAGTTCATATGAACTGAGAGGGCTCCAAAGTTTTTTTACGTAGGCCTCTCACATGAGAGCATCATGAATCATTATCAAACTAACTTTGCGTTGGTACAACATCACAAATATAGTTTGAATGAATTGGAAAACATGATACCGTGGGAGCGCGATGTTTACGTTACAATGTTAAAAGATCATATAGAGGAAGAACTGGAAAAACAGAGGAATAAGTAATGGCAGAACACGATAGATTTCATGGCGATATGAGCCGGAATGAAGTGGAAATGGACTTAAGTAAGTTCATGGAAATGCTTGCGGAGAATGGAAAATTAAAAGATAGGATAAGAGAATTAGAAGATATACATGATCAAAATCCATGGCAAAAATGGATTTACCTATCTAAAATGATCGATTCTTGGCGTATATGGCCAAGAGCATTCTTAAGTGTTTACATATTTTTAATATATTATGTAGTAATGTGGTTCTTAGATCTAGAGGCTCCAACAATGGAACAATCTGGATTACTATCAATATTGGTAGGTGCAGGAGCAGCATGGTTTGGATTATATGTTAACAGCGCGGCAAAAGATCATGCGGCAGATATATCAATCAAAAAAACTTAGGAAAATAAATGGCTGACGATAAAACAGATGCTGAAAGCCAAAGAGGTAAAACAGGTAAATCAAAGCCTGACCCAGTCTCGGGTAGTACTCAAAAAGAATTACTATCTGAAATAAAAGAAACTCTGATTAAACAATCAGAGAACCTTGGCGAATCCCTAGGAAGAGATACGATTAATGTTCGTAGACATCTTCTTGAAATGAAGAATATGACTGCTGCGCAGTTAGAAAATCAAAAAGCCCTTAATAAAACCTTCGGTGCTCAACTTGAAAATGAAGAGGAAAAGCTAGAAGGAGAATCAGTTGAAGGTCTTAAAGAGGAAGAAAAATCCGATGATATGCAAAAGATCTTTGAGGATATAAGAGATTCTCTAAAAGGACAACCAGAAGCTTTAGCTAAAGAAGGATCAAAAGAATCCGGAAAATTAGCTGAAGGTCTAATGGGTGGTATGGGCAAGATGCTGGGCGGCTTAGGTATAGGTGTTGGAGCTGCTGGACTCGGAGCTGCAGCTGTTATAGGAGCAGGAGCTTATCTATTAAATGTATTAGATGATATAGATTCTGAAAAGATAAAAGAAAATGTTGCAAACCTATTAAGTATTAGTGATCTAGTTGAAGCAGATGGGGATTCATTTATAGGAGAAGGAAGTAAATTCTTCTTAGCCATGCTTGGTTTAGGCCTTGGATTAGCGGCATTTGCAATAGGTTCAGCCGCAGCCATGGGCGCGTCAGCTGTAAGTCCAGTAGTAGAAAAATTTACAGGAAAGAAATGGACTGATGATATTAAAGATAATGTTATAACCCTTTTAAGTATATCAGATGAAGTTGGTGGTGCTGGTGAAATGCTTAAAGATGGTGGTGCATTCTTCCTTGCAATGACTGGTTTAGGTCTTGGATTAACAGCTTTTGCTATTGGTCAAGGAGCTTCAGCAGTTGCCTCAGGACTTTCGGCCGGTGTAGAGATGTTTACAAAAGAAGGAGACTGGGCAGAAAAGATAAAGAAAGATGTTATAACATTATTATCTATTTCAAAAGAGCTAGGTGGTGCTAAAAATCTTATGGGAGAAAGCGGTGCATTCTTCAAAGCCATGCTTGGTTTAGGGCTTGGTCTAGTAGCATTTGCAATTGGTAAAGCTGGATCCGGCATTGGTGATGCAATTACATTATTCCAAGGTGAAAATTTTGCAAAAGATATTAAAGCAGAAGTAGAAACACTATTATCCATATCACAAATAGAAGGAATAGGTTGGGATACAGCTAAATTCATAGCTGTTATGGGCGGATTAGCTGCAGGTCTAGTAGCATTTTCTTATGGTAAAGGCATGGCTGGATTAGCTGATGCAATAACTAAATTCTCAGCTGGTGATAATTTTGCTGAAGATATTAAAAGAGAAGTAGCAACACTATTAACTATTGGTGATTTACCTGGAGCAACATTAGAAAAAACCAAAAATACAACTAGCATATTAGTAGAATTAAGCAAAGGTTTAGCTGCCTTTGGTGCTGGTACATTTATCTCAGCATTAGGTCAGGCTGGTCAAGCTGTTGTACAATTCTTTTCAGGTAAAGAAGGTCCAGTAGAACAAGCACTTACCTTAGCAGATAATGCTGATAGAATTGATAAAGGAGTTGATTCTTTAAATAGATTTAAAGATGTTTTAACTGATTTCCAATCATTAGGTAATATAACATTTGATATGAATACGGAACAAATGGCTAAGGATCTTTTAGGAGCTACCGAAATATTTGAATTAGCTTTGGAAGGAGGTGAAATACCTAAATGGGGATTCAATACAGAAGTTAAGGGATTACTTAATATAGAAGGAATAGATAGGGTTACTGAAGAAATTAATTTATTAAAATCCTTATTTGCCCCAATCCAGACTACTGGTTTAGAATTAGTTGCTGCTGGTAATCCTGCTTTAGCGACTACCGGAGGACCTACTTCTGTTGATCAATCTACCTTCGCACCAACAAGTTTAACTAGTAGCACAAACATCACTAATTTAGCTTCTATACATTCAACACCAGATTCATCTGATACGACTAATTCTTTAAAGATTGGATAATAAGATTTGGTGTGTTCCTTTTCTCAGGCTATCACTTTATATATACGTTTTGAATTCCTAAGAAAAAGGGATTCGGATTTACGGTCACGAACCCCTTTTAAAGTTTAGAATTGACTACGATAGAGTATACTAAACCCGTGTACTATGATTCGTTTGCTAGTTTAGCAAAATAACTCAAAGTATCATCTTCTTCAGAAGAAGATTCAGGTTGTACTTCAGGCATTGAATCCATAGTTACATTAGATGTGGCAGTAGCAGGTGCAGTTGCTGCAGCTGTAATACCAGCATCAACTCCAAGAACCCTATTCAATTTAGCTTTAAGCTCATCATATGATTTGTAGTTCTCAGGAGAAGCAAACTCTGACAAAGTATATAATTTACCATATACTTCTTCTAGTACAGAATCATCTTCCGACAAAGGAGTCGGTGTAGAAAATTCTGATGCATCATAGTTTGTCCAACCATCTATTTTTCTGATTTTTAATTTAAAATCAGCACCTTCCCAGAAGTCGAACGGATTAACCGGTACTTCATCTGAGAATGCAGGTTGCATTGCATCCATGACTTTGTCAAAGATTTTTTTACCAAACCTGTAAAGGAATACTTTTCCTTCAGCATCAGGTCTAGTAGAGTCAGATATCACCTGGATATTTGACACATAATGTAATCTACGTTTACGTTCACGAGCAAGTGCTTTATCTTCTTCACGACCAGTATTCCAAAGAAGCGTATTAGCTTCAGATACAGGATCTGGTTGATTAATTGAAGTTAAAGAATTCTCGATATACCAGAGACCAGTTGGGCCTTTAAAGCCATGATCCCAGTAACGAACCCAAGGTAGATCCTCACCCTCTTTAGCAGGCAAGAAACGAATAACAGCGTATCCATTGCCAGCTTTATCTTGAGTGGGTTTCCAGAAACGTTCATCAACATATGATTTAGTTTCTGATTTTGTTGAAACAGCTTCCGCTGCTTTTACGAGATTGTCGATTGACGAGCCTCGTGCGCTCTTTAAATTTGCAAATGACATTGTATTTCTCCGTATTGCATTGTATTTACTGAATTATCCACTTTCCCATAATATAGACTCTTATTATACCACACTATTGTGGTTTTGTAAACCTCTTTTTGATAATATTTAAACATTTATCTTTTTTGAAGTTTACGAATGGACTATACTTTTTGATCTTTCTAGAAGTATCAGGCCAAAACAAAGTTTCGGTTATCTTACTCCCTTCTTTCTCAACAAAGTTAGTCAATTGATCAAGGATGACCACTGTTTCCAGTGTTATGTCTTCCTCCATCCATCTTTTAATAATCTCCGGAGGTGTGTTTATATTGTTCACCACCAAAAGATCATCAAATTCTTTATTACCAATAGTATTTATATCTTTTTCGAACACACGATGTATTGCTTCATGTACTCTTTTATATTCAACATAATTTTTCTTGGCTGTAGGATCCATCATATCTCCTACGTATTTTGCATCATTAATAAATTGTGATACATAAAATTCTTTTAATTCCTTTGGATAACTTTTAGCTAACTTAGCAAAATAATACTTATCCTTTCTTTTAAAGAAACTATTATGATTAATTGTAGTATGAAAATTATATTTGATAGCATCATATGTATCACTCTCAAAATGAAGTTTAAGTGCATTATATAATTTATAACTGTCGAAAGGATCCATTAATATAAATTGCTCCAATCTATAGGTATATGCCACAATATTGTAAAAAATAAATAAATCATAGCACCAACAAAAAGACCTAATCTTTGCTGTTTCCAAAATAGAGATATTATTAAAAACATAATAACTACAGCTATATCAAAGTTAAACATAGCCCATTGCATTTGAATTTCTATATTCGAATTCATACTGGTAAGCTATTTTTCTTTTTAACTTTAACTAGATTTAGACCTTGAGCTTCTTGTGTGAGTTTTTCTTTTAATGCAGGAGAAATGAGTTTCTTTACATTCATATAATCCATTCCTCTTTCTTCTATTATGTAAGTCATTGCATCTATATAACTCATATTCTTTTGAGATACTAAAACTTCAACTGCTTTAGTGAATCTCTTCTTGGTCATTATCTTGTGTTCTAATTCTTCAATCATTCTACTCGTAATAAAATTGTATCTTTATTTATCCTTCCTGTGGGTATACCAATTTTAGTGGTTAAAGATTTCCACACATTATTAATTTGTTTTTCTGTCTTGGTAAGAATTTGGGGTAAGATCTCATCAGGTTTCCTGAGTGTTGTAATTCGACTAGTGGTATCATCCCAATTCTTTAGTGTTGATCCTTTAATCTCAAATCCTAACACAGAGTTAGAATGAAATTCTGTAAGCTTTCTTGTCTTAATATTATACATCCAAAACATTTGAGATTTAGGTATAAGAGCTGGAGCAATAGAATGAAGTTTAGCATCTTCATCTTCTACTAAATATTTTAAAGTCTTAACCTGATCAGTAGCAGTATATACTTTCTTTGCTCTAGTAGTTCTTTGAGCTTTTTGTGCTTCCCTATATCGTTCTATATCATCAAAAATGCTATCCATAAGATCAATCATCTTTCGCTTATCACCTTTTTTGATATGTGCATATCCTTCTACGCATTGCTCATCTGTTTTCTCGTAAGCAGCTTTAATTGTTTCATATTCTTCCATTACTATATCACGAAACATATTAATGGCAGAACCTTTTAATCCATGTAATTGTAATAAACCATATGTAGGAAATCTAACTATCTTTTTATCAAATTCATTATCCATCCATTTATCAATAACCATTTTATCCCAATCAACTGCTATAGTCTTTAATACTTTCAGGCGCATTCTTTCGTGCGGACTTATAACAGGAGGTTTATCTTTTTTCTTTTCATCTAATTCGGTTTTTAACTTCTTTGCTTCTTTAAAATACCCAGCAATCTTTTCTTTCATGTTTTCTTTCCACTCGTCTTCATATATCCATCCTTGATAAAAGAGACGAACCCATGAACCTGCATGAATTCCTAGTTTCCAGGCCGGTAATTTTTTAAGTATAGCTACATCTGATTTAGAATATCCTAATTCTTCTTCACAATATTTAAGAACTATAGATACATGATCCTTTGATTTATAAAAATAATCATACCAATGAGATGATTTAGACCATTCCATTCCTCTTCCTTTTGACCCTATTGGGGGACAAGGATTAGTTTCATCCCAGAAAGGTTCTTTACCCATGTACAGTTCATCAACTGATTTTATTCTTTTCTTTACCACTAAACTACAGTACTTACTATAAATATCATTAGTATACCAAGTCCAAATGTTCCTAGAATTAGGTATACTGAATATTTAATTAAGTTTGTTAAAAAATTCCACATAATATTATCTATAAAATGCCGGTCCTACCCTTTGATAAGGAGTTAGGGTAGGTAAGACCGGCCAAAACGCTAAGCGTTTTATTTTGCCCTATATCGCCTAAAGCGATCGATAAGAGTTTCACCTTTTGCTCTCTTACCTATATAAACTGTTTTTCCAGTAGAACTTATTTCTCTTTTAATGAGTCCAGAGTTAAACATAGTATCAATTACTCGTCCATCTCCTTTTCTATCATCATACCATACATTGGTATTATCAGAATTAAACATGTGGACATTTCTAATTTTTTTACCCCATGCTTCAGCAGCTGCCTTGATGCGCTGCTTTTCTACTACATCATCATATTGAGTCATAGCTTAGGTTTTTCCTCCCGTCTTGCTTGTTCGTTCCTGATAAGTTTTTCTAAAATGTTTTCCCATAATTTTTTAAACTCAGGATTTTGAGCTCTTTTCATTGCTTCTCTAACCGCAAAGACTCTTCTATTAAATAGTGTCATAGTTTTTTAATCCTCTCTAATATTATATTTGCCATATTATCATCTAAATATCCGATCACATCTGATGTGATAGGTGTATCATAAGTAATATTTCCCAAAGGATCAAGAACTGCTAATTCCCATAATCCCCTTTCAAATCCATATGATCCAGGAAACATAACTACGCTCGCGCCCATACCATTTCGAAATTTGTATATCTTTTGTATACCTCCATTCGAATGACTTTGGACTTCAAGGGTTGTTAGTCCTTCTCTTAACTTTTGATCTAAAGCTCGGGAAATACTATTCATTATGCAACTAAAGAAACTCCGCCAATATCTTCTAGATTGAAGTTGTAATCAGCTAAACAAGCCTCTTCATCTCCATATCTAACATCAGTTTCTCTAAAAATCTTTAGAGCAAAATCAGCTGCAACGCCGCAGGTATAATAAGGACCTCCAACATTCCATGTGATTTCTTCTGAATCATCATTAAAGTTTCTAGCATAATGCCAGTCATAAAGACTAAAGGTTCCTGTTTCAAGGTCACCCCAAGCATCATAGTATTCGAAATCAACTACAAATTCTGTAGTGATTTTATCACCTTTACCTTCAAAGGCAGGTGTACCAAACATCTGTTCTAGCTCGTAGAAAGATGCGGTTATTGAGCCTTGAAGAGAACCACCAGCGGTTCCATCATCACAAGGTTCAAATCTTATTTCATTTTTTTCCATAATAATTAACTCCTTCAAAATTGAATTTAGAAAAATCGTTTGTAAATCTTTTATTAAACCTCTCCATAAAAAAGTCTGGAGCGATTTTATAAATCAAAAAATCTAACAATGAGACCTTTATCCCTAGATTTTTTGATCTACTGTTTATTGTAAAATTAGCTACGAACATTTAATAATCTCCATCAGCTGATCTGTTAGCATTATATGCGTCCATTATAGAACTATCCGCGAGGAATTTTTCTGTATCTTTGTCAGAGTAATACATATTCTCTGGACGATTAAAATCTAAACCACCTTTTGCAAGATGTCCAGCTTTTTTAACTTGACCGGTTAGGTCCTTAGCAACTTTGCGCTCTTCTTTTTTGCGAGCTTTTTCAGCTGCTTTTGCTGCTGCTTTGCGAGCATCGAGCTCATCGCAGATTAGCTTTCCTTCATATTGCTCGAAGGTCAAGCCAAGTTTTTTAGCCTCAAGTTTCATTGCGGCTTTTTTGATTATTTCGATTCGATCCATTATAACTCCTTATTGAATTTTGTATCTATATGGCCATTATACCACATTTCGAGAGGTTTGTAAACCCCTTTTTTGAAAATAATTGAAAATAATTTCATTAATATCTCACCTTTTTCCATGGATAACACCTACCAAATAAGTCATATTCAGCAGTTTTAGCTTCCATTTCTGAGGGATATTCCCCTCTCATAAATTGTTTTGCGTGAACCATTTCATGAGCTAATGTTAACATCTGTTCATAAAATGATTGTCTTTGAGCGATGTCAATCTCAGCATCTCTTCTATCTCCTTCACAAGCTCCCAGAGAATCTCCATATCCATTAGGCATTCTTTTTCTAAATCTTATGGTAATAGTTCCATGCTTACGCCTATCAAGTCTAAATCTCTTGATTATATTCACGGCATATTCTTCGACTAAATGTCGATCTTTAACACTACCTGTAATTTCAAGCATCATTAAATTTTAAATCCTTTTTAGATTTTTGCCTTTCTTTTGTCTCACGAATCTTTTTAAGTTTTTTAGATTCTTTTCGAGATAAAGAATTAGTGTTCATTTTAATAGTCATAGCCCCAATCCTTGAAATGACCCTCACGCTCGTTATCTTCATAACCTTGGTGATATTCTTTAACTTGTTTTGGTGTCATAAATTCTTCTATGACCAAAGGATTTTTATATGTTCCATTTGGATAGAAATGAGGTTTTGCTAATCTCCTGTAATAAGAATCTGCTGTTCCTCGATCGTACGGGGATCCGTGAACTTGTTGTTCTATTTTAATAGTCATATGTATTTGCCTCTTTGTTTAAAACCTCTGTGTAGGAATAATTTTCCTGCTCACCGCCTGGAGCCATATTCCAGATTTTGGAATATTCGCCTCTAGGTCCTTTGAATTGCTCTGTAGCAACATAAGTTCCATCTTCGCGACGGACGATGCGTGTATCATAATAGACACCATCAACACGATCTTCCTTTTGCCACCTTTCATAATCGGAGCAATAGTCATCTTCTTCAAGATGAACCGCGATAACATATTCCTCACTAGCCTCATTTTTGTAGTTAATGAGATTGGTGAGTTCGTTGATCACATCTTTGTGATTAATGTCACCGGTTACTAGGTAGGTTGAACCACCTTTGGGTTTCCAGTATTGTGGAACTTCACCTTTACCCGTCCAGTCGTGAAAACCGTAGTTCTCACGATACTGGGTATCAATAGCGAGTATCATTACGCTACCTCCAACATAGTTAGAGGAACGTCCCAAGATCCACCATCAACCAAGACGTTGGCTCTTTTGATTTTCATTTTGGTGATTTCACCAGTCATGACACCGCGTTTACGGCATGTGAAAGAAACAGTATCACCAACGCTTAAAGCTGCTTTTGCTGCAGCAACGTGGTTTCTGTTAAGGGTGGCACGTGCGATTTTTACCGCATTAATGACCTCATCTAGATCGGCTTTATTGTCGATCAAGAGGATCTGATTTATTAAATTTTTCATATAACTCCTTATGATTAATTTTGAATATGGGTACCATTATACCACATTTTTGGCCCCTTGTAAACCCCTTTTTTCAACTTTTTTCAACTTTTTTCGTAACAAATCGTAACAGTTTTGGCATAAGTTTATGCCCATTCTGCATATAAGGCCCCCAGAAAGGGTCCCATATAAACATAAAGGTCCCCCCGCGCAAACGCGCTTAGGCGCGCGCTACGGAGCTTAAAAAGGGTGTTTTAGGTGAAGAATTGGTAGGTTTCGCGACTATTGCCCATATGCGTGCTTAGAATCACACATAAGTCATTGAGCTTTTTAGTACTATCCCTAATAGGTAGCCACAAAAGAAAAATGCGGCTGCCCAGCCTGGATATTCTTTACAGAATTCCCAGATAGCGATCATATAATTTCTCATTTCATTTACCTCACTCATTATACTCATGTCCAAAATAATATTGCAAAAAAAGCAAACCCGCCTATACCATAGACGAGTGTACCTATTAACCAAACTGGTATCTTATTCAACATCATTTAATGGATTTTCTAGTATTTGTTCAATTCTATCTTCAAGGTCATCTCGCATTTCACGTACATCATCATCCACTTCTCTGAAGCGTTCTTGCATTTCTTGCTCCATTTCATATACGTCATTGCGAACTTCTCTCTGTGTCTCGGCAGTTGAATCTTCAACATCTCGAACTAAGTCTTGGACTTTGTCAAGATCCTCTTTTACCTCATCAATATCAGCTCGTAAATCTTCTTTGATTACTTCTGATACTGATCTTAGGTTGTCAACCTCTGCCAATATTGTAGTAGGATTTAATTTTTGAAGTTTTCCTTCTGCTAACAAAAGTCTGTTATACAGTTCGAAACCTCCCCAGAGACCACCTACTAAGGTACCTATTAATGGCAGGATCATAAGCCATTTGCTTCCGCCTACCTTTATTCCTTGATATTCTACTTGTGCCATGTCTTACTCCCGGTTGTATTGCATATCTATCATTTTTTGTAATTTACCTTGGGTTTTACCCGCCATCATATAAAAGTTATATTGGTTATCATCTATCTTATTACTAGCATATAATGTTTTAGATCGATACCAATCTTCTTTATCGCTTAATTGTTCTTGCCCAGTATAATCTGAGAATCCAGCTTTATACCCTAAGAAAGCGACTGTTGCAGTTTGATCTGAATCAAAACCTCCACTTTGTTGTACATCTGATAATTGTGATTGGAGATTAGCTGCTGCTACCGCTGCACCTTGCCTATCCGCTAAGGATTCAACAGCTTCTGAAACTTGTTGTTCATCAACTGTAGGTGGAGCAATATCAAACTTTGCAAAACTCGGTGCTGTATTACTTAGGAATTGTCCAATACTTTGTCCTGATCCTAATGCATCATCAAATGAATCTTCAAAGTTTTGAGCTGCTACTCCAAAAGAGCTACCATCATCAAATGTAAATTCTTGTGTATCTGCTGTTTCTTCTTGTTGTTGCTCTGCAACTTCAAACGCAGATATTACTGGTCCAGAATCAATTACTTCTGCTACCTGTATTTGTGTTTGTACTTGACCACTAACTTGTTCTTGTTGTTCTACTACAAATGTATCTCCAGTAGATTGTGTAATTTGTCCTCCACCAGAACTTGAGCTACCAGAAGAGAAACTATTACTATCAAAACTAGAACTTCCTCCACCAGTAGATCCATCATCCAATTGTTCCTGAATTACTTCAGCAACTGTTTGTTGTTCTTCTTGTGTTCCACCAAAGTCAATTTCTGATATAGCTGCCTGTGTAGCTTGAGTAGAAGAATTTGAATCTTGTGATACGGCTTGTTGTATTGTTTGTTGTTCTTGTTGTTGCTCTTGGGCAATCATTACAGTAATTTTTTCTTTCTCTTCTTCTTCCTCTTCTTCTCTTGTTCTCATCTCCGAATCATCTCCTTCAAAAAGTTCTTCTCTATCTTCTTCAAAAAATTCTTCTGCCTCTTCCTCATTGATAAGTTCTTCTAATTCTTCTTCATTAATTAGATCTTCAAGTGCTTCATCTTCGATTTCTAAAAATTCTTCCTCTAAGTCATCATAAGCTTCTTCAAATTCTTCATAGACCTCTTCTTCTTGTGTTTCCATTGCATCTCTTTCATAATCTTCTAATACTTCTTCATAAACCTCTAATACTTCTTCTGGTGACCAATCTTCTTCTATAAAGATCTCAACACCAATAGCTTCTTCTAATATATAAAGATCATCTACATTTGCAGTTAAAACTTCTTCAAATGAAGTTTCTTGGAAAGATGATTCTTCAACAAATCCTTCCTCATCAAATGATACCTCTTCACCCCACCATTCATCAACTTGTTCTTGACCAAAGGTTTCTACCTCATAGTCATACCAATCTGCATCAGTTTCCATATTTGCAACAGTTTCAACAAAATACTCTACAGCTTCTTCTGTAAACATTTCAGCATATTCTTCTTCTGTTGCTAATTGCTCTAAATATGCCAGTTCTTCTTGATATTGTTCCTGTTCTATATCATATTGATCCATATTAGCATCCAATGCTGAAAAGAATTCTTCTTCTGTTGTTCCATATTGTTCAAAATCCATATAACCTTCATCAGAGAATTGAACATCTTGTCCATACCATTCATCAACTTGTTCTTGGCCAAACTGCTCAATATCTAATGCATACCAATCAGCATCTGTAAATCCTTCACAAGCATTTTGATAACAAGGATCATTAGGATCTAAATATTCACCATATTCTTCATCATACCACATATCATCTTGTGTATAAGCATTTCCATATTCATCATATCCATATTCATCTTCATAACCATACATATCATCATTAGTTCCATAGATCGCATCATATAATGCTTCCTCTTGCGCTAGCGCGCTCGCGTACCCATCACATTGTGTTGAATAAAATACATCTAAATCACATTCATATATTAATAAAGCTGCTGCGTATCCTGTACAATCTTCATCATACAATGTAT